ATAGTAAGAAAAGATTGTTGGGATCTTCCCCCATTATACTAGAATTACACATAAAAAAGGCCTGACCGCAAAAGCAGCCAGGCCAAAGAACCAAAATATTTATTATGCTACCGGAATGTTATTAGCTTTTACAAGTGTTGGAACATCACTTGTAACATATGCGGTACTTGCTGAATTCATACCAACATTACCTGTCATAATACAATTTGTTATATGCGTTGCTCTTATAACATTATATGTATTAATGCCAGTGTCAAGGTCAAAGATGTTATTACTTACATTAACATTTTTCATGTATGAAACATCAAGTATAGCTCCAGTATTCATTGCACAATTGATAAATGTATTATTTGTAATTTCTACAGTACCTGTAACTTTACCTCTAAACTGAATTGTACTAACTTCATTACTGTTACCATTGACATAATTGTCATGAATGAAGATTGCTCTAGATGTTCCGTTAGGAATATTCCAAAACATAAATTGTTTATTAGCTGTGCCGTAATTTCCGTTAATGTGCCAATTATAACAAGATGTATATACACTGGTATTATGCACTCTAATTGCAATGTTCATTTCACCGTCAAATTGGCAATTTGTAATCCAAACATCATTCAATTTGCCATTATACGCATAGCTTATAGCATAGTTACATACATAAAAATCACACTTATCAATAACAATTCCTGCTGCTGTCGAATCAGATGTAATCGTGAATACGATTTCATTTGCACCGCCGTCACTACCATTTTTTGTTGTAAACTGCGAATTTAGAATTTCTGAATCACCAGAAAAACCATTGTTATGCGCATAGATTGAAATACCTGTACCATTATCAGGAATATTCCAAATAGCAATGTTTTCAATGTAGAACATTCTCGAATTATCAAGGACAATAGATTGTGCAAAATCTGCAAACGTACAATTTACAATGTTATTACGATTAAGTGCGCTGCTCATTGCATTATATACAACACATGTATTACTATTTACACCGCTAAAATCGCAATTCATAATATTAAAGTTATGGTCATATGTACCTGTTTGACCATAGATTGAAATTCCAATTGTAGAATTTACTTTAATATTATGTTCACATCCATCAAGCGTAATATTATCTTTTGAATTCAATAAAAAGGAGATATTTGTGTTGATTACATAATCGTCATTTAAGATAATTACACCGTTATTATTAATTAATGTAATAGCTACAGGAATTAATGCAGATATATCACTACCAGCAACAGCACCAAGCTGTGAAAGGTTGATTGTGTGTGAAATCTGTGGATTTGCAAATAATCCATTATTAAGAGCAATCGCTCCAGTTCCTGCAGTATCTGATACTTGATAATCACATCCGCCTGATCCAACAACAGAATAGCAAATTGTTTTTACAACATCACCAGCAGAAAGTGTTGTATCTGCTTTCATTTTAGCGACATTCTCATATGTTTTAACGCGTGTTGCATTAATCAATGAAACATCACTTCCAAGTGTATTAACAGTGCCTTTTACAACTTCAACATCACTTTCAATTGATGTGATTGAAGCACACAAAAGATTATCTGCAGCTTCACGCTCTTCACTCTCTTCTGACAATCTTCTTTCATAGTTAAAGATTGCAACCCAGTATTCTTCTGTTTTAATATCTACACCAACCGGCACAGGTTTAATGCTAATATACGCATCTCCTGTATGACCATCAATTACAACTGTATTAGCTTCATACTGGCTTGTAATATCCCATAAAATAGGATTTGCATATTTGATAGTATTAAGCTTCACAAATTCTTGCAGATTTACTGATAATTTCTGCACTTCTGCAATAACCCAGTCTAAATTCATTTCGTGAAAATCCGTATAAGGATACTTGTTAAAAAATCCCATATCTAAAACCCTCCTTATTAATAAATTGGAATTACAAACTCATTTAAAAATAAGTCTGTAACATGCTCATATAAATTCCATGCTGCAATGTCAAGTTCACTGGCCAGCATCTGTTGACTGGTGGTAATTCCGATATTGCCCCGCAAACGGCCTTTGTGCGTGTCCTCTAAATCGTTAATGGTAGAACCATCACTTGAACCGTTTGAAGATGTGCTTGAGCTTGTATTATCTCGCATCACATCTGAATTAAATGCACTCACTTTGTCAGTACCCGCACCACTTGTTTCACTCTCATCATGCACGGTAACACTTCCTGTATGTGTATCCGTCCATTCCTCTATGCGGTCATAGTTTTCAAGCGGGTTGTAGTCAATATTTAAAGCCTTTACCCATTTTTCAATGGTTCTTTCCCACTTCTTCGCCCAGTTTCCAATTGCAAACTGCATAAACTCTGGATTAGAATAAAGCACTTCAAATTCGCCACCACGCAACAAGATGTTATTCACAAGCGTTTCTTTGTCAATTCCTGCAGGCAATGTCAAATTCAAGAAAAGGTCACGTTCAGAAGCTTCCATATAATTATAAAAGCCTATCAAAGTAATTTTTGCACTACTCATTTCCTAAACCCCCTTCCTGATCATAACGAAGCTTAACAGAAATGCGCAAATCATACAACTTGTTTACCTTATCAATTGAGCTTGTAAGTGTATCAAACCAAACAGCACTACGGCTTGTAGCATCAATGATTTTGCTTTCCGCTTCACTTGTAACCATGCGCTCTTTTTTCTGATATGGCAATACAGGAATTCCAATCTCAGTATCAAAGTTATTTAATAATGTCTGAAAATCCATTAACTGGTCAGTTGTGAGATAAGAAGCTTTTAAATCCTTACGCTCCAAAAACTGCCACGGTTCAGCTTTATCCTGTGGATCATTCAACAGCTTCATATCCCAAATTACAGCAGGTTCACCGTGGTTCACCTTATCAAGCATTTTTTTTAATGCTTCTCCAGCAGTTTTATTTCTGGCCCCAATCATAAATGCAAATTTATTATTAATAAGGCTCATATTTATAGCATTGTCAAGTGTACTTAGTTTCTCCGCGTAGTATTCGACAATATCCCAAATCCCCATGTAACCAGGAGTAAGTTTTATTAGTTCGCATTCCTCACCGATTCGAAGATCTAGCGCACTTTCAAATGCTGGATTGCTTACAATCGCCCTGGACGGCTGATAATAAAGATTGTAACCTGAAAGGCTACAAGGCTGAAAAATCTTGCCGTATTCTTCGCGCTCGAATACTGTCACATATCCAAAACGAAACAAGCAGTAATAGAAGAAGTCTCTAACAGATCCCTGCCACTCGTCAGGCAGTTCAAATTGTAGAGTAGAACAAGCACGCTGGAACAATGAGCGCTGCCAAAACGCAAAGGTTTTGTTGTTATAGCTCTTCACTGTACTAGGCGCTGTCGTGCCTGATGCCACATTAATTGATTCATAATTAAGTGGTAAATACAAATAAATCACCCCCTAGTGATTAATGAAAATATCCAAATACATAAATATAGGCCCAGTCGAATGCTTTTGGAATAGGCCCAGCAATGCCCTGTGTACCATCTGCATATCCAAGCAAATCAATTGCCATTGAAGCCACACCAGTATGCTCAATGCAGTTAATATCATATTTTGTGTCGACAATATGGAAACCTTCTGGTGCATTGATATTATTACCATTTAAGGTAATACCAAGGTCATCTTCAACAACTGTCTGCTTTGTACCATCTGATTCCATAAAGATTCTATACCATCTTCCTTTTGCGTGTGGATTATACATAACTTTTCTCCTTTCATTCTAAAATAGGGCAGGCATTGCCCGCCCCATTTGAGGTAAAATATGACAACTAATCAACAGGATCTGCCATGATAAAGATAACGCAGTTTTCTGTGTTATCGCACATATTGTTGCGTAGGAATGTCTCCCAAGTGTTTCTGTAAAGCTTACGCGCTTCAAGTGGAGTTGTTGCAACTCTGTCAAGCTGGAAGTTAGTCATAAGTCCGTCGCGGTCTGTAATCATACCAACAACATAGTCAAGTGCGACTGTCTGACCTTCTTCCTGAACACCAGTTGAAGTATTTACAACTGCAGGTGTTACATTGATAGCACTTCTGTCATCCTGTGACTGCCAGTAAGTGATTTCCTCATACTGTGTCTTGAGGTCAAGATACTCAGGTCTGAAAATCTGAGGAAGTACAAGAGCCTCTGCTTCCTTGAATAATGGGCTGTACAAATATACATGCTGTGCAGCATATGGTGTATGTCTGAGAAGCTTATAATCTACTCCGCCGACAGTCTTTGCAGGTGACCAGTGATAGTTTGTACTTCTCTCTGTCATAAACTCTGACACCTTCTTGAATTCTGCAACGAAGAACGCAAGGAATTCCTTTAAGTAAGTGCTTCTTAATTCTTCAGAAGTGTAACTGGTTCCGAATCTGTCATTGAAAGCCTGTGTAAGGTTGATAACAGAACCAGGCATTGAAGCTGACATATCATAAACAGAAGCAATCTTATTCAAAAGGTTCATTCTGTTCCAAGCTTCTTTCATAGAAGCAATATCGTTTCCATGCTCTGTGAGATATCCAGCAACAAAAGCATTGAAAGATGTTTCATCCTTAAATGCTGTCTGTAACTGATCCTCATAAGTAGTAACACATGTCTGCCATGTTGAAGAACCGCCAAAATTCATTTCAAGCGCCAAAGGTGGGTTCTGCTCCCACTGGCTCTTTGTTGACTGTGCTGCACCTTCTGCATCAGGATTCTGACCTGCAGTAAATCCATCAGCTAAGTTTGTGTAAAGGTCTGTGTTAAAAGCTCCCGAAGCCTTTGCAACCTTTGCATAAAATGAAATCTTACGAAGTCTTGACGAAAATACACCTGTGTCAAGTGTTTCCATCATTGTCAATTTCTGTGCATATGGTCTTGAAGCAACAAGTGTTCTACCAAGCACAAGATTTAGTGAATTGATTACATTCTCCATTCCAGTCGCAAGTACCTTTTCACCTGCTGAAACGAATGTTGAAGTATCAACAACAGAAATGTTCTGCTGTCCGGTTGCCTGTGCAACTAATAAATTCATAAGCGCATGGGCATCCTTTGGTGTTAAGTTTCTAGCCATTGTTTTATCCCCTTTCTTTGACTAAATAAATGTGCTGACTAAATCAGCTATAATATCAGCATCTGACTGCTGCTTATTATCGATTTCCCTATTAACATTAGCCTGCTGCAAAGCTGCCAATGTCTTTTGGCTTTCCTCATATAAAGCCTTGAAATCCTGTTCAGGTTCTCCCCCGCTTCCTTCAGGTTCTCCCCCATTCTGTTCAGGTTCTCCCCCGCTTCCTTCAGGTTCTCCCCCATTCTGTTCAGGTTCTCCCCCCGCTGGTTGTGGAGTTGGTTCTGGTTGTGGTTCAGGTTCTGCTGCATCGGCTTCCATTAACGCTTTGATTTCATCCATTTTGTAACCTGCACGCGCCAGTGTTACAATGTCATTTAACTTTCCCATAATTTTACCTCACTTTCGAATGAAGGGAATGCTTGCACGCTTTGTCAAAGCACCTTGCAATTGCATCCGCAAAAGTTGACTTCAAGGTATTGCATTCCCTTAATCACATTGTATTTTCTTCCGCTTGAAATGTCAACAAGTGGCTATTCGTAGTAAAAGCCACTGTTCAGTAAACTGTTCACAGCATCTTTATCGCCCTTGGTGCCTGCAAGGTTCACTGAAGCATCGGAGCAAAGCATATACCCGCTTAATGACGAAATTGTGCGTACTTCACAGAGTGGTCTACCTTTGTGTGTGTTGTCCTCGTCTGCAATATTCTTGAAAATTCCGAATAGTTGTGCATCACCATAAAAGCCAAGGAATGAGCCATTGGTTCCAGTAACGCGATTAGATCCTCGCATAGCATCAACAGCAGAATCGATTGCAGATATACCGCCAGCAATTGCACCTGCTGCATTTCCAATAATACCAGAAGCAACAGCACCGACAACAGAAGAAGCTGCACCAAGGATTGAACCAATTGGAATTGTGTTTTGTGAAAGTGCAACTGGAACACCTAACTGTGTTGTTTCTCTTGTTACAAGGTGATGTTCAGTTCTAAGTTCAAGGATTGACTGACCTGTTATTACATCAAGAATAACTTTTGCATATAAAGTAGCATCACCTAACAACTTATTTGTTGGTAACGGAATTGTTCCGAATCCTGAATATACAAATTCATAAGCACTATAAGGGTTTTCATTTATGAAATTACCTCTTGTATCTGCTTGCGGATGTTTAGGGATTGCAACGCTTTTTTCCTGCAATGGAAATGTTCTATCGTTTAAAGCATATCCGCTAATTTCCATGTCAAAACGACCTACAAAAATATTGACTTGTGTTGCTCCTGTAAATAGATCCATTGGAACCCAGTAGCACGATACAACATAATCAAGTGGGTTTTGTATATCTGTCAAAAGTGATTGCCAAAAATCTTCATTAAATAACTTTGCCCTGAAAGCATTTATTGCAAAATTATCCATTGCATAATATGTAACGCTTCCCTGTCGCAATGTTCCTTGCGCACCTTTGCCAACAACACCTAGAATATATGTGCCTGAAGTGCTTGGAATAAGTTGATTAAAAGTGTTGCTTGTAACTGTTACCTCTGATGTAATAGGATACATTGCATCATTGATTTCACCGTTTGAAGCTCCTGCACTTCTTAAAATGTAAGCGCTGGTTGCTCCGATAGAACCCTTAAATGTTGCAAGCACATCTTGCGCACAGTGAATCTCATAAATGTTATTGTTTCCTAAAACAATATCAGTAACAAAATAATAGTGGTCATACCATCCGACATAATTCACATCAAGGTCAATTCCATCAATTAAGAATATAGGATTTTCTCTGCTGGTTCCTGACTTCAATACCACATCAATATTAGTTCCTGCATCTGCACTAGGCCTTTTCGTGCTATTGAATTTCTTAACATAATTTTTCCATACTGTAATTTGCATTTGTTCACCCCCTTAAAATCTGATTTACAATTGCCTGCACTTCATTATAATTGAATCCTGCTTTTTCAAGTGCAATTCTACGCGCTGCTCCATTGCCATAGCATCCAGCAATTACATCCATTGCAACTTCATACAAATCATTGCTTGTTGCAACAGGTGTATTGAAAAGTGCCTGCTCTTTTTGCCTGCGCTTAACTAATCCCTGAAGTCTTACTCCGCCACTTTTTGTATAAAGCAACATTTTTTCACTAATTGTTTCTAAAGATCTACTTCCATATCCTGTCAATTTTGACAAATTCCCAATACCACAATTGTAAGTGAATGACATGAGTGCATCATACTGGTTCTGATTCAGGACATAGTTTTTCAATACTGGTTCTGCTGCCAATTCAAATTTTGCAATATCCTTTTGCAGTAGCTCCAAAGCTTCTTCTTTTGTAATTACCATGTCGCGCGTAACATCTGAACCATAATGACCATATCCAATTGTGTAGTATATCTCCGTAGACACACATTTATATGCATGGCTACGGAAACCTTCGAACGATTTAATTAAGTCTATTCCATTACTTGAGATTTTCATAAGTCCCCCTTAATCGTCATCGATTCCAAGCTTTGCGCAGATTTTGACCATTACTTTTGTATTGTTCTCTACTGTTTCACGAAGCTTGTCAATTTCTTCCTTGTGTGCTTCTGCAGATTTCTGCTGCATATATGCCATATAAATGCAGCATACAATTGGAAAACCCAGTGAGCTTATAAGTGTTGTAATAGTATTAACATCCATGGATATTATCCCCCTTTCTTTAATTTGATAATACAACAAAAAAGGGATGTTGTAAAACATCCCTTAATCGTGCAATCAATGTCGGCTTATGCCTGGTTCTTAAAGCTCTACGAATTCAACTGAATATCCAGTTCTCTTATGCTTCTCTGAAATAAATGTTGTGTACTTAAAGCCACACTTGCCAGCCTTAATATCTGCAACTGTTTCATCGTCTGCCATGATATCCTTTACAGTATCAACATAACGCTGTGGTATATTAACTAAAGCATCCTCAATAATAAGTACAGCGCCAAGGCCGTAGCCATTATCAGGTGTAATGAAACACCCCTTTAATGTGTAAACCTTCTCAACCTTCAAATCTGCAAGCTTCTTGAATTCAAGACCTTCTGTCTCGAATCCCCATTCAATTTTGCTACCTTTGTTAAAATTTGAAATACCCATGCCCTTTTTCCTCCTTTTGTTATTTTTTAATCTTTGAGCATATATGTTCAAAAGGAAAATTTACCTTTAGAACCTTTGTTGTTCTGTCACATTCGTGACCATATTCTTTGCAGTCGTGGCAATTCTTGCCTGCCGATTTTCTTGCATAGCATAGATAAGCTATGTCTATCGCTCTTTTTATTCCCATTTCCCTAGCCATTTGAAAACCTCTCATATTCTGCATGTCGAATCCTTGCCATGAGATAATCAAAAGCGTTTTCGATTTCTGCTACACAGAATTTGAAGTGCTGGCGCTGTATGTCATCACCATCAAAATATGTTTCAAGGCTTTTTAATTGCCTGATCACATCGTCCTTGTCATAAGGGCAAGAATTTACACCCAAACCTTCACTTGCTAAATTATCCATATATTTATAAACTCCTTACTGCTTCTTTTAATGAATCCACCAACAACGACCAGCAGGTCGAAGTTGTCGGATTGCATGTATATTTCTCCTGTATCAGCGTTAACTAATGATTTCAATCCATTATCTCCTTCTTTACTACCTGCCAACCAGTATTAATTCTTGACCAGTGTATTTCATACACATATCGCTTGTCGCAATGGATTTTTATATTTTGATTTTTACTTGATATTTCTATATCACAATTATTATCTATTAGTGCTTCGTTCCAGTTTCCTATCATATAATCACCTCAAAAATACAAATTATCGTTTAAATACTGCATACATGTGTTGTAAGCTTCTCTGTACATGTCATGTAATTCCTTTGCGGGTTGCGCATTCGACATTATAACAAAACACATTGCAAGTCGTGATATAATCGTCAGATCATCAACACTTATGATTCCAATTGTTGGAATCTCAATTGAATACATTGGAAGCCTTACAGCTTCATTTGCTTTGATTATTCTATCCATTAGTTTACATTCCTTCCTGTGTAATAATCACCATGTTTTCTTGATAATGTGTAGGAGCTGCAATCTTCCATTGCATACACCAGTACATGCACAGCAATATCAAATTCGTCACAATCTCCATTTGTATCGATTGTAATAACTGAACCATTTGAAAAAAGTATGTCTAAATCTTCAGAATCTCTATCATACTTCAAATCGGTTACCCTGCAATCTGGAATGCTTTTAAGCATCATTTTAAATAAGACTAGTGTTTCTTCATTCATAATTTTACCTCGCTTTCGTATGTAGTTATTTACTACGCTTTAAATATAACATATGTCAATATACTTTTGTTGTTCTAAATTAAAAACAATCCTTTAGTATGTTAAAGTTGTTCTTCCTCTACACAACCACCATTTGACAAGCACTTGTCATTGTCCTCGTCATAATCTGCGCAACCAAGACAAGGTTACCCCATGAACAATGCTTACAATCTGGATCTTCACAATAATCACAAACGTACATATCTGCTCCTTTCTAAATAATCACTGTTTTTTCAAAATTTAGTGATTAAATGTTAAAATACTTCTTAAAATTCACAATAATATCATACATGCTATATGTTTCAAATTTCATTTTCCCTTCAATACATGCAAGTCGAAGTTCATACAATCTTTCGTTGAAAAACAACTTCTGGTCATTCTCCCTGTTCAGGTTGTAAGATTCATCTCCCTGGTGCTTTGACTTGCACATATAATATTGTCCTTCCTTCATATAGATATAGAACATATCATTTTTATATCGCAGGCTTAGCATAGGTTTGTACCCTTTAAGGGACACTTTACCGACTGCAGTAAAATCATTATATGCAAAGCTATTACCAAATGCCATTTGTCCCCAGGCAGTGTTGCCCATTGCTCTATATAACATCGTGTCCTGCTCTACTCTGTCAAATTCTTCATTGTTGTGCAGCTTATGGATTAGTATTCCCCTATCCTCTAAATATACACTTTCAATGTCGCGCACCTGCATATCTGCAACAATATCCGTAACTTCAAGTATGTTCATAGTAGGATTTGCTATGCTGGTAGCATTGGCAAAGCATAAAAGCTTTAAAGCTCCGCGCCCCCTGTGTTCTCTGTCTCGTGCAATAGTCTTGTATAAATCAAGAAGCTGTTCGCCTTCTTTATGCTGCACACGTTCCCAAGGCTGCGGGATAAATTCGTCAAATATAAGCCAGTCACACTCAGATAAATCAAAACCTTTGTACTTGCTTACAGCAGATAGTGCCAACAAATATCCTATTGGCGATCCGTCTGATTCTCCGTTTATATGATTCCAAAAACCTCCAAGGCCCTCTTTTATTAAGTGTGCGCGCACATCTGTAACTAAGTCTCGATTTACTGATTTGAACGGACTAAGATCTATACCAAATTCACTTGCTTTTGCTCCCGTCTTTCCTGATCCAGCACAAAGCAGGTCTACATCTTTTATGGTTCGCTTCAAAAATACAAATTTTCTTTTATCTATTACACACGATTTTAGGCTGCTGTATGTCTTTCCTGTATTACGGCCACCGATTACAACTATGCACCATGCGTCAGGATAATTTTGTATATCCTCTGTCACATCATAATAATAGCTTTTATTCGTCATATACTTGCACCTCGATTTCTTCATAAAATATTTTTTCCCAGTCAATTACAGTCACAGAATCAAGCAGATAATCGCAAGGGCTTAAGTCTACACTATCACCTGTTTCGTTGCCGTTTTCATCAATGTAAATATCATTGTAATAGTAAGTATGAAGAAGCTTGCCTGTTTGAGTTCCTGAAAATATCATGCCTTTTGTAAAGTTGGTAATATCATCCTTTAAACACTTTGAACCCTTCTTTGGAACACCTGCAACGGTAATATGAAGCTCTCCATCATCAATGCAGCGCCCACAATATCTTTTTGCGCCCATCACTCTAAATTCACTGTACTTGTCTTTTTCTTCAGTTTCAGCAACACCAAGCCAGTATTCGCGTCCTTCCCTTACTACTGGGCCGTAACCATTGGCACGCAATAAATCCTTACAACTTTCATTGTAAGAATTTACTTTTTCAATATCCCAGCCGACACCATAACAACTATCAGTGTCGCTGTAACACCATAGGTCACAGCATTTTCCTAAACGAAAAAGATTTTTAAAAGCATAACTTGTAACAAATACACCGATTTGATACGGCAGTACAGTGTTAGGGTTTTTGACGTATTTTTCATATATTTCCTTGTCGTCACCTGTTGTTTTGAAATATTCTCCTGTGTCAAAATCTTCCTCAATGTCCTCGCGTATATTCTTCATGACCGTGAGGCCGTACAGGCTATTGACCACAGATTTTGCGATAGAATAAGAAACTGGATCACCATTTTTTAGCATACACTTGTCTGTAAAGCACTTAAATACATAATCGGTGAACCATCTAGGAAGATAGTCTTTATAGGCTGCTTCAACTTCAATACATAAGTGCTTGTCAAATTCATACTGCTCCATTATAACTTCTGCATCAGGATCACACAGATAAATTTCTACATAATCAGCAGCCATAATTCTACCGTTGTCTATAATTGCATTTACTGATTGCACACATTTGCTAAATTGAAGCGCTGGCATAGGGTTACCTGCATCTTTTAATCTAGGTCTTATTGCACACAGTTTAAATATATAAGCATAGTCTTTTGAATGGCTTACGATATAATCCAGTGTGCAGTTATCTGTTTCCCTGAATTTTTCCATAGGATATTTGAAAGCCAACATGGAAAAAGGGTAACTGCTGGCAAAATCAAAACACTGGATAAACTGCCTAGGCTCAAGCATTCCAGATTCTACGCTAATTGTACAATCAACTATATGCCTATTTGCATGTGTGAACCCACCATGATAACAGCGCGTAAGCTTGATATATTGGTCATATGTTGCAACAACTGAATTATACCAGTCTTTCCCCCCATTTTCCTTTGCAAGCTTGCGCACCTGCTCACGCGGAATTCCTGTTGCTGTATATGGCAATGTTGTAATATTTTTATTTAGGCTGTCCATGAGCGCTTGCAAACACTCCACACCTGCAAGCGTATCATTTTCGATATATGTTAATTCTTCAGGTGTGAAATCCTTTTCATGCTGGTGCCTTATTTTGTCATAATCCCAAAAACCAACAGCCTTTTTGTGTTCTACATTCAAATCCTGCGCCCACTTTTCAAGTGGTCTTTGCGCCAGTATTAATGAATCTTTAATAATAAGACCGTTTGTAAATTGTAGTAATATTGGATAGTGTGGCTTCAAATTCAATTGCTTTATTGGCTTACCAAATTCACGAAAAAGGAAGCCACGCAAGAACACATAATCATAGCTCATATTGTGCCAGTAAATAATTGTCTGATCTCCCGACATATTATGTATAATCATGTCAAAGCAATTCACCATTTCACTAGGCTTTGTTCCGTATAATGTAACAATATTTTTATTAAAGCATCGAATAGAGATAGTCCAAGCGCACACATGATTCTCACAATTTGTATTTTGCTTTTTCTTACTTGTTTCAGTGTCGGCCATGATTATAACATCATTAACGCTTGAGTTATCACCCCTGCCTGATCTGAAAATATACATGACATTGTGCAGGATATTATAATCAAATTTATCCCAATATTTCATTGAATAATTCACATGGCTTTGTATATATTCATTTCTAATACTGAATAATTCAGCTTTAGTCATATCTCACCTCTAAAATGGTATATTTTCACCGCTTGCATCAAGCCAATTTGAAAGTGCTTTTGTCTTTTTGCCACCTGCACGAACCATTTTCTTTACTTCTTTTAAAACTTCATCATCAGAAATTTTTGCATCGCGCTTTGCAGCTTCTGCAATTGCCTTGTTGACATCCTGCGTTGTTCTCAGATTCATGCGCATGATAACACCCAGCGCTTTCATTTTTGTTTTCGATCCGTATTCCATATCAAGCGCTTGAAACATTCCGCTTTCAAAGAATTTTGCCATTTCTTCCCATGTAAACTCTGTTCCGTATCGCTCATTCAAAGTATTTGCTCTTTCCTGATATACTTTGCCTATTCCGCGCTTTGTACTTGTCGGAGATTCCAAAAAGCGCTTAATAGCATTTAATCTTCTTTGCAAATTCTGCTGACTGATTGCACCTGTTGCTGTTCTGTTTGGTACTCTTTCCCATCTATCAGCACCAAGACCAGCAAGCTCATGTTGTGCGACCGCATAAGACCATTTTAATACATTTTCATAACCCGGCTGTTTTGCTATATCTTCAAGCCTTCGCATTCGCTTGTCGGCCTGCTTTGCTAACCTCTTAAAATATGCAACATCTGTTTCCCCCGGCTTTTGTCCTGATACTTTCACATCATACTTTGCAGCCGTTTTTGTTCTTGAACGCTTATATGCGCCTATATCACCTGTTCTTGGCATGTTTTTATGCTCCTTTCAATTGATGTAAATATACAATAACATATTTCCACAATTTAAAATTGTATTTATTTTAGTACAATCGCAAGTGTCATTCCTGGAT